ACTAGCTGATCACGCAGCACAGTCAACAGCGCTTCCCGGGTAGTGTTTCCGCGTCCGGGCAGCACCGCCTTGATGGCGTCCGCCGCGGCCGCGGGAGAAATCAACGTCGGGGGCGTGTACGGGGTGATGCCCAGAGCGGTCAGGAACGCGGCCACGGTCTCCGGAGACGCAGCCCAGTCCTTGACGGTTCGACCCGCGACCCACTTCAGGCCGGGCAGCGCCCCGCCCCGGGACCGCGTCCGAGCCTCCTCGCACACGGCGTCGACCCAGCCCACCAGCACGTTGCGCATGGCGTACACGCGGGCGACTTGCTCGTCCGTCATGGCCTTGACGTCCAGCACCGGGCCTTCGGGCGGCGGGGCGTCCGGGGCGTCCGGGGCCGGCGGAGCCTTCTGAACGACGGGCAGCGGCGAGTTGCGCGGCGACGGCACAAGACCGGCCAGCGTCGCGCCGCCCATGGCGCGCTCGATCTCCTCCTGATGCGCCGTACAGGTCTTGCCAAACGCCTTGCAAAAGGTGCTGCGGCAGTGATCGCCCGGGGCGGCTTTCGTGTTCGGCGCGAGCGCCGCCCGGATGGCGACACCGGCCTCCGCCGCAAACGCGCGCAGCTGCTCCGTCGGGATGACTTCGACGGCTATGTGCTCCAGCCGGGGCTGAATGACGGCGAGCTCCACGGTGCGGTAATGCGCCCAGCGGTTGTTCTTCTCCAGCACCCCGAAGGCGTAGGCGCGCACTTGCTTGTTGCCCTTGCCGGGAACGCGCACCCCGACCCCAGCCTTTAAGTCGCCGACCACCAGCGTCTGGAGGTTCGGCAGCTCGATCACGACGTCCGCCGGGCCGCCGACGCTGTTAGGCGGCGCACCGGGCACGTCGAACGGGGCGTCCACCTCAAGGTACACGACCGCCTGCGGGTCGCGCTGCGTCTGCTCGACCACCCACTCGACGTAGGTGCAGACCGCGTCGATCCGCTCGCGGCGCTCGCCCGGGGTGCAGTCGGCCCACCACTTCCCCATGGCCTGATCGGGCGCGCACAGGGCCTCCACGACCTCGGAGGGCGTGCAGATCGCAGCTCTCCGATCTTGCGGTAGCCGGAAGCCACGCAGCGCGATCTCCGCGATCGTGTGCGCTTGCGTGCCGGCGAGCGCCGCCGGGCTGCTCTCATCGGGCAGCCCGGCGGACAACCGCACCCACGCGGGGCAGGCGAATGTGCGGGCCATCGCCGACCCGCCGAAGGTGCGGTGTGCCGTCGTCATCAGCCGGCGAGCCCGTGATGCTGGCGCGCAGCGCTGATGGCTTCGTCCGGGGTCACGCCGTTGGCCACGCTGTCGCGCAGGTACTTGAACCAGCTCTGCAGCGTCGGGTGCAGGTCGGTCGCGACGTCGACCAGCTGCTCAGCCCCGTAGGCGTCCTTCACGAAGCGCAGGACCTTCTCGATCGGCACGAAGCGCGTCACCTCGGCGAAGAGCCCCATCGTGTCCGCGAAGTGCGGATTTGCAGCCGCCGGGGCCGGCGGTGCAGAAGGCGCGGCCACCGGGGCGACCGGAGCCACGGGCGCGGCGTGCGGCACCGGGGCGGCCGGGGCAGCCTGCGGCAGCTCGGAGACCGGGACGAGCACCGGGGCGGCTTCGACCTTCGGGGCGACCTGCGCCGCGAAGTCGGCCTGTGCCTGAGCCTTGGCGGCCTCGGCGTCGACGTCCTTCTTCGGCCGGCCGCGCGGCTTCTTCGCCGGGGCGGCCTCGGAGGCTTCGACCGCGGCCACGAGGCTCGGGGTCGCAGCGGCCGGGAGGGCCTCGCCGTCGACGATCTCGGACACTTCCGCCTCGCCGCCGAGGACGAGGTTCAGGTGCTCAGCGACCACCACAGCTTCGTTCGGGGTCAACCCCGTCACGCGGATTTCCACACTTGCCATGTTCAGCTCCTTCACGGTCGCGGACCGGGGCGACCACCCGAACCCGTCAGTCGACTGACGGGTCAACCTTGGCCATGTCGCGGCTCTTGCGGGCCAGCGACGCGACTTTCCGCTCGTCCACCGTGCCCCTGAGACCGGCGAATTCGATGATGCACTTGCGCTGCTGCCCCCGGCGGTGGATGCGCTTCCACGCCTGCCGGTTGACTTCCGGGCTCCAGTCCTGCTCAAACATCAGGCAGCGGTTGGACCGGGTGAGCGTGAGGCCCACCCCCACCGCTCGAATGTTGCCGAGGAAGTAGTCGCCCTCTCCAGCCTGAAAGCCCTTGACCGCGGCCGTGCGACGACTCTCGGAGGCGTTAGTTTTACCGTCCACGCGCCAGCCGTCGAAGCCCGCCGCCTTGAGACCGTTTTCGATGATATTGAGCGCGTCGGTGTGGACCCCCACGATGAAGGGCGCGTCCATACCGTTTTGCATGTTGTAAGTCAAGAGCTCCACGAACGCCGGGGCCTTGGCTTCCGCGGTCAGGCGCTCCAGCGTGCGCATGTGCTCAAAGTCGGAGAAGCCCAGCTCGGGGTCCCGGCCCTCCGCGATCGCCCGCAGCATGGCGTCTTCCAACGCCGGGTGTGCCCGCAGGAAATCCTGAACGAAGGCGGTGTTGCCGTCGAGCAGCTGGGCAGAAAACGTCGGGACCTCCAGACCGAGGAGCTTGTCCGTGCGGCGCAGGCAGACGCCCCGCAGCAGGGCCTTGAACAGCTCGGCTTTACTGTCGCGCACGCGGAAGCGCGTCTTGAGCTCTCCGGTCTTCGGGTCCTTGAAGTCGAACGCTTCAAAGAACTCTTTCTTGAACGTGGCGAACGTCAGCTCCGTCGCGCCCGACACGTGCAGCAGGGTCCACGCGTCGAACGTCTCGTTGGCGAACAGCGAGCCCGAGAGCCAGTACACGGCACCGACCGTCTCGATCAGGCCGAACCGACCGTCCGCCCGGGGGCCGAGGATCGCCTTGGTGCGGGCGCTGTTCGGCTCCTTCAGGTAGTGGGCCTCGTCGAGCACCAGCACCGGGAGGAACTTCCCACCCGGCTGGAACGGGTCGAGCTCCCGCATGAGTGTCTGCCGGTGCTTACAGGCAAACTCGTAGCTCATGACAAGGACGTCGCTGCGGCCGGACAGCCAGTGGTGCAGGTGGAAGTGATCCGTAGCCTTCAACACGATCCGGGGCCGGCCCAGACCGTTGACTTCAGGCTGCTCCCACTTCTCGATCTCGGGCGGCCACACTTGGCGGACCGCGGCGGGGCCGACCACAATGAAGCGGCGCACGCCCTGCTTGTCCAGCGCGCGGATAGCCTGCGCGGTCTTGCCGAGGCCCGGGTCGTCGCCCAGCGCGACCACGCGAGGCGGCAGCCTGCCGGAGCCGCTCAGCGGCCGCGGCGCAATTGTCGGGCCCAGACCGGCGAGCCAGTCCCTGCCGACCACCTGATAGTCGGAGAGCTCGAAGTCAGTAGCCATAGGTCATCGCCCAGTAGCCGAGGAGGATCGCTTCGGCCCGGCCGTCGTCGCGGACGCGCTCGAAGAGCGTCCCGTACCGGGGCACCAGCGTGGCCGCCAGCAGACGGCTCTCCGCCTTGTCGGCGCGCAGCTGCAGCCGGCGCTTCCAGACGGCCGGCGGGATTTCGTATATGCGGAAGCCCAGCGCCCGCGCGAGCCCGATCATCATGCCGTACCCGTACGCGGTGCTGAACACGCTCTTGCCACCCTCACCAAACCGGGGCGTCTGCTGCTCGATCACGAGCGGGTACACCCGGGGGCTGTAGCGCCTGAAGAATTGGAACAAAGCCTCGGGGTTCGGCCGCTGCACGACGCGCTTGTCGAGCTGCAGCTTCTCCAGAGGCATGTCGACCAGCTCGACGAGACGGAAGGTCGCCTGCTCGTCGATGTTGGTGACCGCGATCGCGCCGGTCCTGCCGGGGTCGATCGAGATGCAGACGCGGGGGCGCGCCTCGAAGTACCGCTTGGGCGTCGCAACGCGGGACTTGGCCATCAGAGCAGAGCCCCGGGGCGAGTGTCGTCGTCGTGGAGCACGTAGATCGTGCCGTCGGCCGCGTCGTACCGGTGCGCCGCGCCCCAGCTGGCGACGTGGCGCAGGCTCAGACCGCGGAGCTCGGGGTACTTCTCGCACAGCGCGGTGAGCGCTTCGAGACCGTCGTAGTGCCGCCCGACGACGGTCATGTCCGTCGCCTTGGGCGTCCATTCAGTGAGCTTGAGAACCATGGCCGGGCTTGTACCCCGCCGCGGCCGCTGCGTCGACCTGCGAGTTTGCATAGCTGCTATGCGCGTTTGAGACCGCGGCGGATACGGTCGAGCCCGAAGGACAGGCGCAGGATTTCGCCGGCCTCCTTGTCGAACACGAGGATCGCGGAGCGGCGCTTGGCCCGGTACCCTTTCGAATGGTGCCACGCGTCGCTCGCCGCCAGTGTGCCGAACGACATCACGTCCACGGACATATACTCCTTGGACGCGTTGTGGTGGACGTGACCGTGCAGCCAGACCCGCTCGGTCGTCTCGCCCCAGTCGACGGGGCGGTCATGCGCCATCAGGAGCGGCAGGTCTTGCGGCTTCGGCCCGTCCCCGTGCGTGATCCCGATGAGCGTGCAGCCCCAGCGGTGATAGTGGAAGGGGTTGGACGTGGTCACCACTTCGACCCGGGGCTCGTTGCGGTAGTGCGCCGCGAGGATGGCCGACATGAAGAACGCCGAATTGCTGTCGTGGTTCCCCCGCGAGAAGTCGACGATGACCTTGTCGTGGACCTTGAGCGCGAGGTCGACCATCTGGAACGCCGCCCGTAGTGCGGCCTGCACCATGACGTGCAGGCGGCCGTCGGTGTCGAGCTTGTTCCCCGACTGGTAGGTCCGGGCGCTGTTATCGTCCACGTGGAGGATGTCGCCCAGCCAGACGATCAGGCCGACAGTCGCAGCCGGGCACGACTGGACCATGGTCCACGCAGCGTGGACAGCCAGCTTCTCGGCCTCTTCGACCGTCCAGCTCTCGCCCGTTTCGTCTTCGTCCGCGTACGCCCCGAAGTGCGGGTCGCCGATCACGTACGCCGCCATCCGCTGGGAGCGAAGCTCGCTCGGCGGGGCGGGCGCAGGGGTGGGCGCGGCCGCCGGGATCGTCTCTATGAGCCACTGGACGAAGGTGTTCCACTGCTCCTCGATCTGGCCGCTGTCTGGAACTTGGATAACCCACTGGTTCTTGACTTCTCGGCCGGTCTCCGGGTCGATCTTGTAAAACGTCGAGACCCGCTTGACGCGGAAGCCCTCAGCGATCCGACCGACCATGTCGGCCTCCAAGGCCACGCCCCCGCGCAGCGCCGCCCGGGCCTTCGCGCGCTTCACGCAGTTGCCCACGTAGCCCTTGCTGATGCCGAGGGCGTCCGCGTACTCGGCGTGCGTCTTCCCCGGGTGGGCGATCATGTACTCAAGCACGCGCGCCTCGCCGGGCGCGGCGGAAGGCAGGATCGCCTTGAGCTCGTCGGTTCGGTACAGGTTCATGAAGGCTCCTTGGACCACGTCTGCCAGCGGCGCACGCCGTCTCGGTTGGCCGCGCACGCGAAGGCCAGTGTGCCGATGACGGCGGCCTGCGTTGGCGACAGAATGAAGTCCAGCTCCTCAGGAAGGAGCGGGCACTCCTCGGGCTCAACCGCCGACAGGGCCGCCGGCACCTGCGGGCGCAAGACGATCGGGGGCGTCGTCCGGAACTGCGGCTCCGGCACCGGCTGCAGAGGCTTCGGGGCGCTCCCGCAGGCCGCTGTTGACAGCAGCAATCCAGTCAGAACCGAGCACGAGATAGCGCGGATCGAGGGTGAAAGTCGGGGCATTGGCTTGGGCCTCCGTAAGGGCTTGTCGAGCCTCGGCGAGCCGCCGGGCGGTACTCTGGCGCATGACCTCGGCGCGCTCGGCCGCGGCCTGCGCCCGAAGGAGCTCCTGCTGCAGGACCTCGGTATTGGCCTGCGCCTGCGCGAGGTTCGCCTCGCTGTAGGCTAGAAGGGCCTTCTGCAGAGCGATCGAGGCGTCGGCGTGCTCGTTGAGCTGTTCGAGGTGCGCGGTGCGCAGCTCGGAGAGCTCTTGAGCGTGCGAAGCCGACGTCCACGCCTGCCCCGCGAGGAACCCGAGATACCCCCCGGACGCGAAAGCGAGCAGCACCTGCCAGAGCGCGAACTGCCAGTTGAGGATGCGCCAGAGCCACTGAAGGGGCCCGGCCGCGGGGGCGATCGAGGAGAGGTTGAGGCTCATGCCGTGGTTGCCTCCTTGCCACCCGGGCCGGGGTTCCGTGCGGGGAGCAGCGGGAAAAGCGACCCCATGCCCGGCGCGCGCCGCACAGTGAGCCGGCGACCGGCCACTTGCAGCCAATCGTCGCCGACCCGGTTCGACTGGTTGCCGCCCCGGGCGAGCACCCGGCTAGCGTCCGGGCTGACCGCCAACATGATGAACACGTGGTTGCCGCCCGGCCGGGAGATGACGCCGATGTCGCCGACCCGCGCGCCATTCACGCCGTTGGGGACCGGGTCGCCCCACTCGCGCCACTTGTCGGCCGACGGGAACGCGGCGACAGCGCGGTAGCCTGCGTCTTCGACGACCTGCGCGATGAACAGGCCGCACCACGGGACTTCGTCGCTGTGAAAGATGTTCCCGACCCATTTGCCGCGCTTGGCGACGAAGTTTCGGACCCAGCCCATGATCGTCGGGCTGTGCCGCGCGCCGGGAATTTCCGCCGTGCCGAGGTAACGCTCGCTGGCGCGGATCAGCGGATGCACGTTGGACATAGCCGGGCTCCTATCGGACCAGCAGCGCGCTCAGCGCAGCTAGGTCCAGTTGCAGGGCCACCATCAGCGCGATGGCGACCGTGGCCCCCAGACCGAGCCCCGCGGCCAGCGCGAGGATCATGTCCCGGGACGGGATGTACTTGGCGTACCACGGCGCGGCCGCTTCGGCCGGGGCGGCCGCCAGCTCGTCGACCTTGGCCGCGAGGTGGCTCAGGTCTTTGCCCAAGGACTCGATTGCGGCTCCACGCCGCTCGCCGTCCACGCGGAGCTCCGCGGTCGTGTCCGCGATCTCGGCGGTTCGGCCGTCGAGCATATCGACCCGGCGGCCCAGCGCTTCGAAGCCGCGGTCGACGCGCTCGCCGAGCTGGAGGATGCTCTGTTGCAGGACGGAGTGGGAAGGTTCAGCCAAGGGTTCGCTCCGTGAGTTACTCGGCTTCTACCCCGGGCTGTTCACCTTCGTCAACGTCTGGTGAGGGTTCCGCGCCAAACTCCGGCGGGGCGAAGGTGAGCACAGCGTACCGCTCGGCGGCGCGCTGGGTGAGGGTCTGGAGCGAGCCGAGCAAGTTACCCGCGTCCCGGGCGAGCAGGAACAGGTCTGCGTCCACCCGGCCGGCGGAAGCGTCGATCGCTTCCTGAACGGTCGTGATCGCCGCGGCTACAGGTCCGTAGGCGTCCTTGAGCGCGGCGGCGACCCGAATGTCCGCCTCCAGAAAGAACCGGGCGACGGACTGTTCCATGGTCGCGGTCAGGTCACTGATCGCCTGCTGCACCTCTGCGGTGTCGACGGTCAGGTTCACGTGTATGTGTTCGGGTTCCACGGACTTCTCCTAGTTGGGCCACTGCTCGACGTCGAGCACGCAGGTGCTGGTCAGCACGTCCCCGGTACCCGCCACGCGGTCAAGGAACATGCGGTACGTCACCGTGCCCGACGTCGTCGGTTGGTCGAGCGCGGCGAAGAACTCGCTGAAGTCCACGCCGATCTGCGGGGTGCCGCCGACGATCAGGACCTCGCTGTTGCTGATCGCGAAGTCCGTCGGGGTGCCGGAACCCAGCTGTCGGGTGATCCGCACCCTGAACGTGCCGTCGCCGGTGCCCGTGCGGCAGACGTACTGGGTGAACGGGAACCTCACTTTGCCCGCCGGGGCGTCCGTGATCGTCACCGAGGCCACCTCGGTAACCGCCCCGGACGTGCCGACGTTGTTCGACGTGCGATTGCCCTTCGCGCCGACGGTACCCGGCTGGAAGATCGAGGTGCCCTTGCGCAGCTCCCCGTCCGTGCCGAACGTGAAGTAGCTGTTGGCCCGGGTCTGATCGGGCGGGTCGATGTTGGACGGGCCGAACCAGAACACGAAGTCCTTCCCGGCCGCGGAGCCGACAGTCACCCGCGCCCCGGCCGTGGCGAAGTTTACCGGGGTCTGGAAGAACGCGAAGCCGTCCGTGACGTTCAGGACGGTGATGCGCGCACCGCCCACGGGGTTGATGAGGCGGATCGCGTTGGCCGCGATGTCGATAACGCCGGCACCCGCGCCGTTGTTGTCGAGCGCGGCGAGGGCGACCTCCGCGTAGTTGGGGCCCGCGCTGACCCGGGTGAGCCAGCCGGCAGTCGCGATCGCGACCCGGTCGCGCATGTTTATCATCGCTTGGCTGCGGGTCAGCACGCCCGCGCCGCCGGTGACCGGGCCCAGCACAGCCAGCGTGGTCTCCGCGGTCGCCGCCAGCAGGTCGGCCCTGTTGGAGACGTTGAACGCCTGCGCGATCGTCGCGTCGTCACTCCAGCGGGTCGCGGTTGCGCCGGGGTTGACCTTGGAGCGCGCGACCCGCACGAAGCGGAAGCCGCCCGCGCTCGTGAAGTCGCCCTGCACCACCATGCGGACGCCCGCGGTGCCCGCCGGGCTGACCACGCCTTCAAGCACGATGCGGCCGCCGGCACCCGTAGCCGAGGCCGAGAAGCCTGTCTGCCCGATCACCGCGTTCGCCGAGTTAAGCCACTCGATCCAGAAACGCACCGTGCCCGAGGAGAACCCGCTCATCTGGACTTCGAGCGAGCCCGAGTGCGTAACGCCGGGCTGCGCCGGGCCGATCGGTGACGTCGCGAAGTACGTCCCGTCGGCCGGGCTGTACATCACCAGCGTGCCGAAGCCGTTAGTAACGGGTTCCCACTCCCACCCGGTGTTGGCGAGGATGCCTCCCGGGCTTCGCCGCCAGCCGACCAGGCGCTGGTTGCTGCCGTTCTGGGCCGGAATGCGATCCTCGAAGCCCGACGGCGTCGTACCCGTCTCCATGCCGCCGAGGCCGCCGTTCGGGATGCGGTTGGGGCCTTCCCGAGCGGCCGTAAGGCGCAGGGCGGCCTCGGCCGCGGACACGGTCTGGCCGTCCACGAAGGTCGCGAGGTCGTTGGTCAGGCGCGCCGACAGTGTCGTCGCGTCGATGCCGTTGACCTGCGTCCGCGCGGTCGCGAGCTCTTGCATCCGCTGCGCCAGCGCGAGGGTCGACGTCAGGGTCAGGTTCTCGATCGCAGACAGACGCGCGAGAGCCCCCGTGCCCGGGGTATTGAAGGCCGCTTCGACGTTGGTGATCCGGGTGAACGCGGTGCCCAGCGACCCGCCGGCCACGATCTCGTAGTCCCCCATGCGAAGCGCGAAGGCACTCTCGGCGCGGTCGTCCGAGAAGCGCGCGACGCGCGAGCCGCGGTTGAACGTCGGCTCGGCGAACCCGACGTTCGGGACTGCGGGGAACGGACCCCCGGAGCCCCCGGTCGAGTGCCGGTTGTCGAACAGGTACCGGGCCGTCTGGGCCCCGGCCGGGACCACGATCGCCGAAGTGACGATTTGGCTCTGCGGGCCGGGCGTCTCGCGCACCACGCGCGTCCAGTCGGCACTCGTGACCGTGCCGACCAGCGCCGGAGCGCCCGTGCCGTTCAGAAGGACCGTCCCCAGCGCGTCGCTGTAGAACGAGATGTAAGCATATACCGTGTTGGGCGGACCGCTGGCGACAGACCCGGCGAAGAGCTCCGCCGAGGCCGAGTAGGTCTGCCCCGCCGAGACCGGGATCGGCGAGCTCTGGGCGAACTGGAAGCCGGTGCCCCCGAGGCGCAGGAACCGACGGCCGGAGCTCTCGCCCACCGCCAGACCGGCCGACCCCGACCAGTCCACGATCTGGAACGTCGGCGTGGGCGTCGCGGGCGGCACCGGTGGAGGGTCGTTGCGAGACGTGACGAACAGCGGGTTCCGCACAAGGTTCCCGGACGTGGCGACCCGCAGCTCGCTCTCGGTCGTTGAACGCCGGACCGCGCTGTCCTCCGCTCCGAAGATACGGGCCGACAGGTCCGCGGCCAGACCGACCGCAAGGCGGATTTCCTCGTTGCGATTGGCGAACGCGGAGGCCAGCGTGGCGAGGCTCGTCGGGCTGCCGGCGAGCGCGGACGCGTCGTCGATGATCTGGTTGACGCGGTTCTCGACCGAGGTGTTGAACGCCGGGATGGCCGCGACTGGGAGCTGGTACGCGCCCGTCGCCGCGGTGACCGTGACGCTCCAGTCCGACCGACGGCCGGTGTAGGCCACGTGGCGGAACTGCAGCTCGTAGCTCACGTTGGCGAGGAGGTCCCGCACCTCGCGCCGGAACACCCGGGTCGAGGTGGGGCTGTCCGCCCCGTTACCTGTCAAAACTTGGACATCCCACCACGTCGCGCTGCCGGCGGGGCGCATGCGCATCTCGACGCTCTCGACGAGCGCGTCGAGCACGGAGACGGCCGTCTGGAGCGCCGGAACCTGCAGCCCCGCGCCGTTGTTGAGCAGGACCGAGCCGACCGTGATCGAGCCCAACGCCGGGGGCGGGAACGCCGACACGGGCGTCTGCGTCACCTCCTGCGGCGGGTCCGTCGCATTGCCGAAGCCCATAGCCAGTGTGTGAACGTCGCTGTCCTCACGGCGCAGGATCATGGTGCCGGCCGCCATGGCGGTCGCTGTGTTCTCCACGATCACCGCGTTCGGCCAGTTGATCCCGAATTCAGTCAGGTTGACCGAAATGTAAGAGCCCGCCTGCCACGCAGCCGTCGACGCCTTGACCGGCACCGTGACCACTTCGGCGCGCAGGTCGTGCCCGAAGTAGTAGGCCAGCTGCCGGGCCTGCGCCGACTGGGGCACGGCGGGCATGTCCAGATCAAGCGTTCGGGGTACGCCCCGGTCCTGTGCCAGCCAGTTGACGTTGCCGACAGGGTTCGCGTGCGCGTAATCCCACTGCGCCTCCTCCGAGAGGTGGCGCGGGACGACGCGCGTGGGCCGCGACGTGCGGTCTGCGAACGGCTGCCGCTGCGGGGGACCGTTCGCAAGGTGCGTCTCGCGAAGCGTGCCCACCACGGTGCCCGGAGCCCGGACGCACACGCCCAGCCGCCCGCCCTTGAGCGCCAGCTCCGCGCCCCCGGCCTGCAGCAGGGTGCGCAGGATCGCGATGGGGTCGTCCTTGTCGGTGTAGAAGCCAGCCGCCTTCCAGTTGCGGTTAGTGCAGACGGTCGCCCAGTACGCGAAGTCTTCGCGGATCAGGTGATCGTCCGTCATCGGAATAGGTGAACCGATGCGGATGGCTCCGTTCGGCGACGCAAACCCAGACGTCAGGAAGGTCCACGCGAGGGCCGCCGGGTTATCGCTATACCCGAGAGCGTCGTCTGCGGGCTGGCGCACGTCCGCCGCGCCCTGAAAAACCACGCGGGGCTCGGGCAGGCCTCCGGCGAAGACGTTCGGGTCGTACTCCGAGGTCCACGCGGCCATCGCGATGCCGGAGCCGCGGTGGTCTGCGTCCCACTCCGGGATTTCCCGGCCGACGGGGAAGGTGAAGGCCGTCTGGTCCCAGTGGCCGTTCTTGAACAAAAGCTGGGTCCGCGCGGCGTAAGCGCTCTGCTCCATCTGAACGCCGCTGAGGTCGAAACGCTCGTAGGCCTGCACAGGGCCGAAGGCCGAGACGGCGAGGAAGTAGGTCAGGAACGCGTTGTTCCGGCTACCGGTCCCGTGCGTGGTCGCGTGGATCGGAATGCCCGGCACCCCGATCCGGCCAAGGGCCAGCGGCCGCGGAGCGTTCGGGTCCGGGACGAAGTTGACCTGTCGGCCGCCGTCGTTGATCTCGGGCTTGGGCGTCACCGCACGCATGAGCGCCGACAGGGCGTTGGCGGCGATCAAGCCGCCGACCACCTTGGCTACGCCGGTGCCCCAGACACCGAAGGTCCCCGCGGACAGGATCACGTTGCCGACGAAGCCCGCGACAGACGCGCTGGCCCCGGCCGCCATCAAGGCCGTGGTCGCCGCGGTGGCGACCTTAGTGACGGCGGCGGTGAACAGCTTGACGACGGCCAGTCCGACTTCCATTACGGCACCTCTGGCGTGCGCCACGCGCACAACGCTTGCGTCAACGGTTTACCAAGGAGCGCCATGGGGCGCAAGCCGGCGATCGGGACGAACGCCAGCGCGTCGCCCGAGCCCATGGCTACCGCGAGCGCCGGCATGGCCCCGTCCGAAGGCAGAAGCACTACGTCCATAGCTACCGCGTTCAGCGGGTGGATGCGCTCCGCCAGCGGATCGAGGTGCTCCCGGATGTCCCCGAGACGCGCCAGCGCCCGCAGTGCAGACTTCTCGGACTTGACACTGCGCGCCCAGATCGGCAGCGGGTCTGCCGCACCCATGGACATGAACGCGACGCGCGCCATGGCCACGCAGTGGTCGCCCTTGGCATAGTCCAAGGGCCGCTCGTTCCAATATGCGAGCAGCCGGGTTGCGGCGTCCGCGCGAGCTTCGAGGTTCATCGGGAGAGGTCTCCGCCGAAGGGGATGGTGCCCCCGGTCACCCCGGGCGCGCCAGAGGGGTTGATCGGGACAGGGACAGGACGCGGGGTGTCCTTGCCGCCCCACGGCAGCTGCCGGTCCACGGTGCGCATGAACCGCAGAGCCTGATCGCCCGGCGACACCAGTTGCTGGACCTCGTGGCGCAGGGCGCTCTGGTCGGCCGGCTGCTTCATGCGATCGAGCGGGTGCGTGATGACGAGCGTAGCCTTCCCGAGCACGCGGTCCGTGTGCGGCAGCACCTCCTCCACGGTGTTGACGACGCCCGCGAAACGCAGCGTAGGCTCAACGAGGTAGCCGTCGCCCCGTGGATCGAACAGAGCCTCCCAGACACGAACAGGAGCGTCTTGCATGTCCGGGCGAACGACCGCGTCGGCCACGAGGGTTCCGCCCTCGATCCGCAGCCGGCCGCTGACGTCCACCGCGCCGAGCTGCGACGGCGGCACCTCGATCGCGGCAAGTGCGCCCCACTCGTGGTCCCGCTGACGGAAGGTGCGCGTGTTCCACGTGATGCCTGCGTGCGGCGCGGTGGTGTACCGCCCGAAGAACGGGCCACCCAGCCCGGGGAACTCCACCTCCACGAAAAAGACGGGGTGGACGACAGGTTGCTCGCGCAGGGTCTGGGACATCAGGCGTCCTCGCGCACAGTGAAGCGGATACCGGACTGGTTGGTGCCGTCGAGCGCGGCCTCGGGGTCGTCGACGACGAAGCCCTCCAGAACCGCGTCGCCGGCAAGGAAGAAAGTCCCGTTCGGCACCGGATGCCGCAGCCGCCCGTTGAAGAACGTACGGGCCGGGTCGGCCTGCTGACTGGTGACTTGGTAGAGGCGGCGGCGGAACGGCGCGCCGGCCAATCCCGTGCCGTCCGCGACAAACAGGTTGACAAACTGCCCGTTGAAGAGCCCTTGCCCGCCGTTGAACTGGGCCGGGCCCACCCCGTCAACGTAGTTGGCTGCGCCGCCCGTGCAGGTGACCGAGGCGGACTGCGTCGCCCGGAACGACGGGAGCGTCGTGGGGACCGCGATCGGAGCCGTCTGGCCGTAGGTGGCCCACCACAGGATTTCGCGGGTCAGGCGGTTGTCCAGCTTGGGGAAGGAGAGCTCGACCTCCCACTTGATGAAGGGCGAACTGAGCCTCTGGTCCACCAGCGACAGGGGCGACGTCGAGCTGCCGATCTCGGACCGGATCGGGCGCAACCGCGCCCCTGTCCGCAGAGCGAACAGCCTCTCGGGCATGACGAGTGGGGTGGTCATACGATGAACCTGCCTCGGTCTCGGTTGCTCTGTTCCATGCGCTCCTGCGCGACGACGACTGCGCCCTGAGCCATGCGGTACATGTCCTCGTACAGCTTCTGGGTCAGCAGTGCGTCGCGAGCGTTGACGTTCACGTTTATGGTCGGCCGCCAGACAGACGTCAACGACTTGTTTGGCACGATCCGGCCGCCCGTGGTCGGAACCATGAGCTCCGGCCCCCGCTCCCCGACCAGATAGGGCCGGTTCGCCGAAACAGGCCCGCCGTTTGCGCGACGGCCAAAGAGCGCCGGGAGCGCCTGCAGGACGTTGAACAGGGTGTTGCTGTTGCCCGACGACGGGCCCTTGCTGGCCTGCCCGACCTGCGTGATGAGGTCGGCGAACGCGTCGGCCACGTTGTCGAGCACCCGGTCGAAAACGCGCTCCAGCGTGTTCCCGAGGAAGTTTTCGAAGTCGCCATCGAACGCCGCGCGCACTCCGTCCTTGAACGTGTCGCGGATCACGCCGGTCAGCTTCGCGCGTTGGTTCTGGTCGATCTCCGCGGCGGCCTCGGCAATGACCGACGGGTCGTCCCGGTTGCGGCCGGTCCGGTTGGCGATGTCCGAAGAGCGGTCTTCCAGCTCCAGAGCCCGGTCGGCCGCTTCAACCGCGCTGCGGTTGTTGGAGGCCTCGGCCAGCTCGCGGATGCGCTCCAGCCGGGCCCGGTGCTGCGCCCGCTCCTGAGCTTCGGAGCGCTCCAGCCGGCGCGCCTCCTGCTTCTGGAGGGCGATCTGGCCGGCGACTACGACGTCACCAAGCTCTTCGACGAGGTCGAGATACTCCTGCATGAGGATGACCTGATCTTCGAGCTTGTCGGCCGCCTCATTCTGGCCGGCCGCCCGGAGGCGCTCGGCCTGCGCCAGCTTCGCCTCGGCGTCGGCAGCTTGGACCGCCGCCCGGATCGCACGGCTCTTCTCGGCGAGAGCTGCCTGCTCGTCGGCCAGCCGCTTCTCGGCCTCGATCCCGAGCAGCTTCTCCGCGAGCACGCGGGCCTGCGTGGTGTCGTACCCGGCCTGCTCGTAGTCCAGCAGGAGCTCGGCGAGCTGGAGTTGCTTCTCGATCTCCGCGATCTTCTGCCGATCGCCACGCAGCTCCGCTTCGGCCAGCTCGATCCGGAGCTCGATTTCCTTCCGGAGCCGGCGCTGCCGCTCCTCGCGTTCCGCGTCAGCGTCCGCCGCGGAGCGCGCCGCGGCCGCGGACTCTTTGTCAACCTTCGGGTCGCGCACCGGCTGGGCGACCACGCCCGCCACGGCAACCTCCTTGTCCGCATCCCGGAGCAGCGCCTCGGCTTCGCCGATGGCGCGCCTCGCCGCCGACGCGGAACGAGCCAGCGCGGTAGCCTGTTGCGCGGCGCGGCGTTCGGCGATCCGGGCCGCCTCCGCCGCTTCGCGCACAGGGTTCTGGCCCCGCGCGCCGAAAGCGCTTTCGTAACCGGCCGTGCCGGCGCGCCGTTGCGCGGCCAGCGCGTCCTCTGCGGCGATGCGCCGTGCTGTGGCCGTGGCGACGTCGGCCTCCGCGGCCTCCGCAGCGCCCAGAACCCGCGCGTTTTCCGCGCGCAAGGCTTGAATGGACGCCGCGGCGAGCCCGCGCAGCTCATTGGCACGCTGCCGGGCCTTGACCGCGGCCTCCCCGTCCTCGTTGGCCGCGGCGATAGCCGCGACCTTGTACTTGTCGACCGCCGTCGTCGTCGCCTGCAGGCGCTCGTCGAGCCTCGCTTGCGCGGCGGCGGCTTCTCCCGACCGAACCGCGAACACCGCCATAGCAGTTGCGGCGACGGTCAGCACCAGCCCGAGCGGGTTGGTCAGCAGGAACGTCATGGCCACGCGCAGCCGCGCCATGGCCGCAGTGAGAGCCCCCGTCGCGACGGTCGCCGCGGCGGTCTTGGTGGTCCACGCGCCCGTCGCCAGACCGGCGGCCAGTTGCGCCGCGGTGACCGCGATCAGGGCGGCGCGATACAGGTTGAACGCCTTCACCGCGGCGAGCGTCGCGGCGGTCACGCCCGCGATCCCGAGCGCGATGACGACGGCCTCGCCAATCGCTTCGAAGTTTTGGGAGACGCCGTTAAGCGCCGCGGCCAGTTTCTCCGAAGCCCCGAGCGTGTCGTCGACCTGCCCGACGTACTCGACGAGGCGGGTCCGAAAGTTGTTGCTTGCCTGCGCGATCGTGGTGTCGGTCTGGGCGAACTCCTCCCGGAGCTTCGGAAGCTGGGTCAGCAGCGCACGGAACACCTGCGAACCGCTGATTTCGCCGTCGCGAACGAGCTTCTGCAGCTTCGACAACGAGCCGCCGGTCTCGTCGATCCCGTCGGCGATGGCCTGCGCCAGACGGGGCGTGGCGTCGAGCACCGAGTTGAATTCTTCGGCCTCAACCCGGGCGGCCGGGAGCAGCTGGGAAAACTGAATGAGCGCGCCCTGCAGCGCGGCCGGGCCCGAGTTGGCGATCGTGGCGGCGGTGCCCACCGCTTCGACCAGTGCGGCCACCTCGCCCGACGTAGCCCCGAAGTCAGACGCGGCGCGCGACGCGCCGTTGTACACCTTGGTGATGTCTTCCAGCGCGGTCCGGGTGCGAAGAGCCACGTCGAAGATCAGCTCTTGCGCCTGCGCGGCCCCGCCTACGGCGTCACCGTAGATGCGGGTCTGGTTCTGCAGGTTGGTGTACGCGTCCGCGAGCCGGCCGAGCTCTGCGCCCAGTGCGGCGACAGCCGCGAGCGACACGATCTGCCCGATCGCCTCGCCCGGGGCGGCCATGGCGCGCTCGACTTGCTGCTCCATGCGCCGAGCGCGCGCTTCGATCTGGGCCATACGCCGGTCGGCCGCGCGCTCGGCTTTGGCCATGGCGCGCTCAAAGGCCGTCGTCCGGGCCTCCAGCAGAAAGACAAGGCGTTCCGTGTCAGTCGTCATGGACCGGGGTCTCCGGGAGCGGGTCGATCACGTCGCCCTCGGCTTCCCATGCGTCCATCCACGAGTCAAGCTCCAGCTCTTGCTCTTCGGTCAGAGCGTACCCCGGGTGGCCGCCTTGCGCGATGTTCCAGCCGTCCTTGTAGAACTGGTACTGCCAGAAGCTCATATCCCGCAGCTCGCTGGGCGCGAGGCCCATGGCCCCCGCCGCTTGGTAAAACTGACCGAAAGCCAGCTTATGCCCGGGTTGTTCCGGGCGCTCGGGGCGCGGCGGACCCTTGGACTTGAGCTTCGGGACTGGTTCGTCTTCCGGGACGCGCATGGCGACCGCCAGCACCTCGGCAGCCAGTAGCGGCCACTCGGTGACGTTGGCGCTGTACTCGATCCGCTGCTTGAGCTGCTGCAGGGCCTCCGGGGTGTTGCCGCCCCAACGCGCCGCTACGGTAAGCACCGTACGGGCCAGCTGATCGGGCCCGCCGGCACCCTGCAGCTTGGCGATGAGCGCCTTGGCCGCCGCGAACGGGTCGGCCTCGTCGCTGAATTCGGCCGCGTCGCCGCCGAGAGCTTCGATCAGGCCTTGAGGGCCGAGGCCGGTGCGGTCTTGCAGCTCCTCCAAAGCACCGATGGGGAGGCGGAAAACCACCTCCCCACCCGTGCTCCACCCGTGCCAGAGGGCCGCGGTACGGGAGGTTTTCATCAGGTTTGCGGCGTGCCGTTGATCGCTTGGGTCCACGTCACCGGGCCGGTGCTCTCGAAGCTCACTTCGGCCTGCACGCGGCCGCCGCGCGCCGGGGTGATGTTCAGAGCCTGCACGTGGAAGTCGCCGGTCCAGAAGCCGACATCTTGCGTGACGTTGGTAGCAGCGTCGTTGACGCTCGCCGACACCGGGTGGTCGACGAAGATGCGAAGGCGGACCGGCGCGTTGCTTTCAAAGCCGTCGCGGACGCGCTTGGACCACTGCCGGGCGAACAGGCCCGTGCCCGAAATGGACACGCTGCGGCTGTCGACGTCGCGCTCGATCCACGCGGCCGCATCCGGGTCGGCGCAGTCGGGCGTGACGGTTTCGTTGAGCTGCTTCGACAGGTTGATGTCGAACTGGGTGAGGCCGCAGAACGGGCTGAAAACGTCCGGGGCGGTGGCGGTGCGTTGGGTGACCCGCAGCTTGCCGAAGGTCGTGGTGATTGCCGTCATCGTTTCGCTCCTAGTGTACAGCCAACGTGAGGGTCACAACCCCGTGGCCCGTGATCCCATCCGGGTCTCGAAACGTCGAAACCGTGATCGCTTCGACCGATAGCACGCGCCCGGGAGCATTTGCAAGGGGGATGTCCGCGTCCCGGAACGAAGCGGCGAGCGCGGCCACGTTGGCGCGAAACGGGCCGAGCTCCCGCTGCGACCATGCGTGCAGGGTCAGGGTCAGGTCCGTGGCGTCGTTGCACGCGGCGACCGGCAGGCCCCCGTCATCCTCCTCGATCGTGCCGACCTGAAGGTAGTCGTACGTGGGCACCGGCGGCACGCGGTCATACACCGCGGCCCAGTGCGTGGGGTTGGACCCCATGTAGGCGCGGAGGCGGGCCACGATGGTCGCGTGGACGTTGTGCGCGTGCATCAGTTAAGGCCTCCGACGACGACCGGGCGTACGTTCCGCCCCCGCGGCTTGTAGCCCGGAATGCCGGCGCGCTTCAAGGCGGTCGCCCAACCCCGCTGCACACTCCGCCGCACGTCCTTCCGCAGGAACCGGATGGCCGGGTAGAAGAACGGCATGGCAGGCGTGCCGGGGTGATCGCCGCGGGGTGCGGTACCGAACTCGACCCAGCGGCCCTTGAAGTCAGCGGCGTACACCCAGACCGACAGGTCCTTGTCGCCAGCGACCCGGTCGTTGGCGAGCGTCTGAGACCGCTTGCGCGTGAAGTTGGGCCGCGACCCGAACGAAAAGGTGATGCTGTCGCGCAGATCGCCGGTGGCGTAGGGGTTAGCCCCGGGGCGCGGCGCGACGGCCTGCTGGAGCCGGACGATCCGCTGCGCGTTCTTCTGCAGCAGGGGCTTCATCCGCTTGCGGACGATCTCCGGCATCGACGCCAGAACCTTGATCTTCCGGAACCGCGCCACGTCCCAGCGGGACCGCTTTCTGGCCATCTTGCTCTCCGTCGAGAAAACCGAGAGGGGCCGCGTACGCGAACACCGCTCGGGGCAGGCGAGCGTACTCTTCGCCCTCGGCGTAGTACAGCGACGCACCACCCTCGGTGCGGAACGAGAAGCTCTTGACGATGCGGGTCATGCTGCAGCCCCTTGCTCAAGGATGATGTCGGTCTTGTGGCGGTCCACGGGGACGATCCCGACGACCGCGAGCACGGTGTTCAGAGGGAAGCCGTGGCCTCCGAGTACGATCGCCCGATCGTCGACGCGCACGGCCGCCACGGCCAGTGTGTCGCACGTGATCGTGTACCGCGCCCGGTTGGAGACGCGCTCCTGTTCGGTCACCTCCCGCCCGAAGCGGGGCCGGGCGACCGCCCAGACCGAGGCGCGCGGCTCCCAGACCGTCTTCTGGGCGTCCCCGTAAGCGTCAGAGGCCGGCACGCTGCGCTCGAAGCGGAACCGGCTGTTGGCCCGTTGCGGCTTCACGTCAGCCCCCGGGGTTCAGGCGCAGGCGCGCCAAGTGGTGCTCGTAGAGGGCCTGCCACTGAGGTGAGGGGCCTTCGTAGATCAGCTGGGTGCGGCACGCGGCCGCGTCGAGCGCCAGTGAAGGCACAGCCGCGGGGCCCGCGGTGACCGTCAGCCTCCAGCTCTCCGCGACGTAGCCGCGCACTGCGCTGGTGTCGACGTAGAGGTCCGAGGCGTTCGCGTCGTACCGGAGCAGCGCGAGCTCGTCGTTGGTCAGGGCCGTCCACGCGCCGGTGCTCGCGTCCATGTACGCAAACGCGTCCACGGAGACGACATCGGGCAGGACGAGCCGGCGGATGGCGGGGCCCGGGGCGGCCTTGGCGCGCCACTGGCGGCGCGTCAGGGACCGGCCGAGGGTGCCGTTCAGGTCGTCGAGCTCCGACCACGCCGAAGCGACATGCACGTTGAGTGTAGCGTCCAGCTCGTTGTGGTCGATGCGGAGCACGGACTTGACGTGCGCGAGCAACCCGACCGGAACGACCGGGTTGCTCAACGCCTCGACGCTGTAAGGCCACTGCCTCACGACGCGGCTTCCGAAACGTCTTCGACTTCGACCAGACCCATGCGGACCCGGGCCGCGAAGCAGTCCTTGTCCTCGATCACGTAGGTGTCCGCCACGGTGATCGGGCGCAGGTCGTCGCCGAGAAGCGCGACGCCGTCAGCGCCGTATTGCACCCTCGTGGAAAGGCGAAGGACGCCCTTGTCGTCGATGTGATCGCGCAGGACGATCACCGACACCGGCTCGAAAGCCGGCGGGAGCTCGACAGAGTTGAAGGGGTCCTGCCACACGGCAGGAGCCGGGGCCGGAGCCTTCGGGGCCTTGGGGGCCTTCGGCGCGGCCGGCGCGGCCGGGGCGATCGGGGCCGGGTTCTTGACTTCAGACATACCTTGCTCCTCCGGCTTTAGGAGCCCGGGCGAGCCCGGGCTCCTAGCCGCCGTTCAGGTTTACGACAGCGGGTTCGCCGTGGTGCCGACCACGAGGGCCGCCGGGCGCTTGATCGCGTGGGCCTCGCGGCCTTCGATCCGGAAGGTCACCATGTTGGCCACGAAGTTGTCGCGATCTTCAGTGGAGACCAGCACCTCGGTGCCCATGCGGACGCGGCGTTCGGAGGCCAGCGACGAGCCCAGCAGGAACTGGTTCGCGCCGATGGCGTCGCTTTCGACGACGCGGAGGCCCCAGAGCCGCGGCTCCGCACCCGAGCCGATTTGCGAGTAGATGTACCGCTTGTCGGCGTCCTTGAGCATCTCGACCTGCGTCCACAGGTCCGGCGACATGACCACGTAGTCCGCCGGGAAGAGCGAACGACGGGCTTGCAGCTTGGCCCAGCGGATACGGTCGATGATGGTCACGTCGGCCGCGGCCACCACGGTGCCGATGTTGATACCGCCCAGCGTGTGGGCCCAAGCGGTGGCGCTCGGGATCAGACCGGTGAGGTTCTGGCCCGTGCCGTCGCCGAGGAGCAGCTGGCTGTCCCGCAGCAGGTCCAGCATGTACACGCCCTCGCTCTCGATCAGAGCCTGCAGGCCCGGAGCGTCGTCGAGGATTTGGCGCGAACCCCGGAAGGTGTGCGCCATCGTGCGGACCGCCGTGGTGATGAGCTCCACGTCGAAGTCCGACTCGGGCTTCAGCGTGGTTTCCGCAACCGGCGCGGCGCGCGAGGTGCGGGCGCTGTGGCGGACGTACTCGATCGCGTTGGAGCTGGTCGGCAGAGCCGGGATCAGGTCCGCGATCACGAGGTTCCGGCGCGGAAGCGCGAGGAACTCGTCCGAACGCTCCGGGCGCACCAGCTCGCCGAGGTTGCCCGCGCCGACGCCGGAGGCCGAGGTCAGAACCGCCTTGCGGATCATACCGTCCGGAATGGTGATCTGCTTGGTCACCTTGGCCGCGCCGTCATGCGCCGCGAACGGCTCGATGATCGACTTGGTCAGGAACTCGGAGACCGACTGGCGCGCCGGAGGCTTGGAGCCCGCGCCGGACAGAAGTGCCTTCTGGACGTCCTGAAAGGACTTGTCGGCGCTCTGGGCCGCTTCGGTCAGCGAAGCGATCTGCTTTTCGAGCGACACGATCTCGCTCTGCGCAGCCGTCGCGTCACGCTCGGACTTCGCGTTCTTGAGCGCGTCAAGGCTCTTGGCGATGGCTTCGGTCTTGGCGTCAAGGTCGCCGTACGCCTTCGCCATCTGCGAGGCAGTCTGCTCGACGGCCTTCAGGATGTCGGTTTCGTTCATCGTCTTACTCCTTCGCGAACGCGCCGCGCAGCAGGGCGAGGGCCTTCAGAACGGTGGCATAGCTGGTCTTGCCGACGCGCGCAAGAGGGTTCATCGGGATCGGTGTGAGAGAGATTTCGTGGATCACCAGCTGCTTGAACGTGCGCCCGCCCTCGGGCCGGTCCTCATACTCGACCAGTCGGCCGCCGATCGAGAAACCGGACAGCGCTCCAGCGTTGAGCGAAGCGGCCACTTCGTCGTACCGCGGGTGGCCCGCGATGAGCTCTGCCTCGATCCAGAGGCCGGTGTCCCGCTCTTCCCAAGCCGTGATCTTGCCGACCAGTTGGCTCGGGTCGTGGTTCATCAGCAGCGGGATGACCTCGTAGGCCGGCAGGAGCGAGCCGCGCTCCACGACGTCGCCCGCCAGATCGGGGTTCCCGTAGGTCGTCGCGTAGCCGGAGACCTTACCGTTCTGCAGGACCGGCTTGGTCTGGGCGAACTTGCGGATTTCCACGTCCGTTTTCATCAGGAACCCCCGTAGGTGCTTCGGCGGCCGGAGCCTCCAGCTTGTCGGCGAAACCGTCCCCGTCAAGGTAGGGCGAGTGGCCGAGTTTGTCACGCGCCTCGTTGCGCGTAATGATCTGGGCGGCCACGAGCTTTTCAAGGAACTCGGCGAGGTCCTTGACCGCGAGGTCGGTCGAAGAGTTGCGGTCGAACCGCATGTAGATGTCACGGTTGGCCGGGTCGTAGCCGATGATGTCGCGCTTAACCGCCTCCTCGATCCGCTTCCACCAAGGCACGAGGCCCTGCGCGCGGTGCTGCAGGAGCATCTGCTCCCAGCTGTTATAGCTCGTGGCCTGATCGGCGACGCCGATCAGCGCCGGCAGGACGCCCATGGACCGGGCGACGTCGCGCACGGCGTACTCGCGCTGCTCGACCAGTTGCTGGTCCCGAGCCGAGAAGGACATCGGGAGCCACTTCATGCTGCGGTCGAGCACCGCGACGCCCCCGGGGCCCCGCGGGCCGAACCGCTCGGCGAAGGCATCGCGCAGGACCTTCGCCTCCTTGGCGTCAAGCACGTTCTCGGAGGACAGCACGCCGTCCTGCCGGGACATTCGGCGGCCGCCCTCACCGTGCGCGTCCTCCAGAACGCGAGCCAGTCCGATGGTCTCGGCGGCCATGGTCAGGACGTCCGCGCCGATCTGGGCGTCGAACGACAGGTTTCGCACGTGCAGAACCCGGGTCGCGGGCACCGTGATCGTGTTGCCGCCCCGGACCGCAACCTCGAAGAACCGCTTCTGGTCCTCGGTCAGGACCACCCGGACGTTCTCGCACGGCAGCGGGATCGCCTCGGTCACCGCGCGGCGGGTGTTGCGGATCAAAGCGTTGTATGCGTTCCCCCGGAGCATGCCCTGCGCCACGAGCCACTCGACCCACTCGTAGCCGGTCTGGTACTCGTTCGGGGCTTCGCACAGAAGCTTCTCGAGCGGGTGGTCGTGGACGCGGGTGAAGACGTACTTGTTCCGGGCGGCGTCCCAGCTGCGCCGGTACAGCGCGCGGTCCGCAGAGGCCACGCCGGTCGCGATGACGCGCACGCAGGCGAGCACCGCGGCTACCTTCAGGGCCGTGACGTCGTCGATCGGGGTGCCGCCCCGGGTCGTCGCCGAGCCAAACGTGTGGCCCAGCTTCTGCTCGGTTCCGATGAACAGGCCGATCGTCCGGTTCAGGCCGTTCCACCAGCTCCCCCACCGGGAGTTGGTCCAGCCCCTGAGGAGGTTGCTCATACGATGTACACTCCGCCTGCCTGCATCACGTAGCTTTCAGTAGCAGCCGGCGGGGCCAAGCGCAAGTTGGCGAGGCCGAACGCCATCACGACGGCCACGGCCGCGTCGATGCGCTGCGTGCTCTTGTTCTTCGACAAGTATCGGTTGTCGTTCGGGTCGCTCAGGGCAACCGCGGACAGGATTGCGGAGATAAGAGCCGGGTTGTTTTCCAGCTCGACCCGGCCTTCGTAAACGGCCTCTTCGAACTGACGCAGCGACTTAGGCATCCACAGGGACACCTCCTCGGTCTTGCTGCCGTCCGGCTTGGTCTCCGCCGGGATGATGACGTTCTTTCGCCGGGCACCCTGCGGGTGCTCGTAGCACGGGATAGAGGCCCCCACGTCTTCGAGCGCGTTTTGGAAGTCAGAGAAGGCGTATCGGTCGTAAGCAAGTGCAGTCGCGGGGGCTTTAGCGTTGACGTTTCCAACAAAACCCGCAGGAACTTCAACCCGCAGCACTTCCCCGGGGCTCGTGATGACCGCCGGGGGAATGCTCGGGTTTTCAGTCTTGGCCCAGTCCAGATAGTCCGCTTGATCTCGTTCAGCGCGCGTAGCAAGCGTGTCGGCAGGCGTGAAGTTGCGCACCCAGATGCGAAAAGTCGGTCGTAGCAACTCGATCGTGGTTCCGTCAGGATTTTGATGCAGGACAGTCTTAAAGCCGGTGTGGACCACCCCGGCGACAGCAGTAAAGTCCAGAGTAGCGGCGAGGTCCACGCCGAGGAAGAGTTTTTCGTTAGATCGCAGGTAGAACGGGTCGAACAGAGAGTCAGAGAGAGCGCGTCGAAGGGTAGTTTGGCCGATCCAAGCGTTTTCAGAGTCAGTCCAGATGCAGAAGTGCAGGCGCATGATCTTACTGGCCTTTGACGGCATGTCAATAGCCTGCTTCACCACGCCTCGGAGATACTCCGGTTGGATCGTAACGCCGAGCAGCGGGTTCACCTTGCGCCAGCAGCGCTCGTCGGTTTGCCAGTCGTCGCCCGGGTCGAGCGCGCAGACATAGGAGAACTCGCGGTCACCGAGGGGCTCGCCGACGTACTCGTACGTCTCGGGGTCCGGGAACTTGGTGCCGGCGGCCACTTGGATCGCCCGGGTGCGCTCCGCCCAGCAGACTGACGAGCGATCGACCCCGGAGTTAGTAATCATGACGATCAGGGGCTGCTTGCGGAACTTGAAGCCCCGCTCCAGCATCTCGATCACGGTGCCGTTACGGTGCTCGTGGAGCTCGTCGATCAGCGCCATGTGCGGCCGGGGGCCCGAGTACGCGCCCTCGGGGCTGATAGGCTTGAAGAACCCCATGTTTTTCGCGTACATGAGGTTGTACGGGTTGACGCCCCCGGTCGGGACGAGGCGCTTCTGGAGCCACGGTGACTGCAGGTACATGGCGACCGCGTCGCGGAACATGACGTTCGCCTGATCCTTGGACGAAGCGGCCGCGTAGATTTCAGGCGAGCCTTCCCCGTCAGCCACGAGACCGAACATGCCGAGCCCGGCGATCAGGGGCGACTTGCCGTTCCCCTTGCCCTGCTCGATGTAGGCTCGCTGGAAGCGCCGGTACTCCCCCATGCGCCAGCCTTCCAGAGAGCCCAGAATGAACTTCTGCGACGGGTGCAGCTGGATATTCTGGCCGGAAAACTCACCCCCGGACAGGCGCAACCGGGTCTCGAAGAACCGGAAGATGCGCTCCGCACGCTCGGGGTCGAAATGTAGGCCGCGCTCGGCCCCGAGGCGCAGATCGTCCAGATGACGCTTGCACGCGTTGCGCACGTGGGGGCCCGCGACCTCCACGCCGGTGACAACGTCGATGGCGTACTGGGTTACCGCGTCCATCAGTCGAACTCGTCGTCCTCGTCCTCTTCGATATGCGTCGCGACACGAGCCTCGTCTGTCGGGGTCATGCCGAGCGCGCGGAGCGCGGACAGGTACTGCGCCCGGTCCGAGGTGGACGCCGTACCCTTCCGGAGCATCGAGCGCAAGGTGCAGGCCAGCTCCAGCAGGGCTCGGTGGTTCTCCCGCAGGTAGGGGGCCTCCTGCGCGAACTGGAGCCAGTACGCGGCCTCCTCGTCGGACAGCCAAGGGGTCGGCGGGCCGATCAAGCCGGACTTGCTGCTGTACCGGCCCTCGTACTCGCCTTTGCGCCGATCGGTGAGCCCCTTGGCCCGGGCCATGTCCGGGCTCAGCTTTTTGTTGGACCGAGCCACGCGTGCCCCTTTTCGTTGGTCATCTTGCGCGGCACGACCTTGGCCTGCAGCGCACCCACCAGAGTAGCTTCCGCCCAGCCGAAGTCGAGCGTCGGACCGTCGTACTCCCCGTCGAGCCACTCGTGGACCAGCGCCCCGGCTTCGAGCCAGAAGGCAACGGTGCCGGGGCCGGTGCCCATGATGAACGCCTTGGCCAACAGGACGCTCTTGCGAGGACCCGTCAGCTTCAGCGGGTGGACGTTGTGGACCCACGCGCGGACCTGCCCAGACTTGGCCGCGGTGTGCGCAGCCCTCCAGCTCTCCAGCCGCTCCTTTCGCTGGGCGACAAGCTCCGGAGACGGGCCGGCGCGGGTGACCCGGATCGGGCGGACGATTGACTTAGCCACGGGCGTCCCTCGCGAGCTGGACGTTGAACAGGCACCGGTGCAGCTCCCGCAAGAACAAGTCCTTCGGGTCTCGGCCGTGGAGTAGGTCGAGCTGGCCGGCGCAACGGGCTACTGCCCGCCAGACGGGGTCGAGGTTGTCCCCTGAGCGGGGAGCGAGCCGGTGCGGGTGGTCCGCGCGCACCAAGGCGTCGAAATAGTCGAGCTTGAACAGGAACTGCGCCTCCGCGACAGCCGCCGCGGCGTCGATAAGCTCCAACTCGCGCTCGGTGCGCGCCACGAGGTCAGGAGTAACGCCGAAACGGTCGTAAATCGCAGACTGAAGCCTCTTCTCGAGCCCCCGGTAGTCAGGCAACAGGCGCTTCACAGGCGACGGGAGGTCGCGCAAAAGGTACTCGGAACCGTCGTGGAGGAGCCCCACCAGCGCGGGCCCGTCACCTGCGTAACTCCGCAGAACTCGGCACACGACGACAGAGTGCGTCGCGACAGACACCTGCCGGGGCGCAACGCCTTGGTTGGCCCACCGCATCTCGCCGGCAAGACCGGCGGCCAGTGCCTCGGCGTCGATCTCGGCCGGGTGCGGGTTGCCGACGTTGACGGTACCGGCCATGGTGTGGACACCGCAGTACGGCAGCGGCAGGTCAATCCGGGGACGAGGGACGGAAACCTCTTCAGGGTGGCTGAACGGGAACTCGCGCAGGAACTGGAGGTGCGGAGGCAGGTCTTTGGTGAGGATAGCCGGCATCAGGATCGAGCCTCAAGAGCGACGCGGACGGCGCGGACCGTCTGGAGCGAAGCGTAGTCGTCGTTGAGCCGGGCGAGGTCGACCGGAAGGCCGAGCTGCTCGTGGCACAGGCGTTGCAGGCCGTTCATGCGCGCCAGCGCGTCCAGTGTCTCCGGCAGCGCGTCGCCGTCGAGCAGGGGCCGGTCGGCGGCCGCGTTGGCGTTCATGCTCTCCAGCGCCTTGTCCACGAGGTACTGCAGGCTCCGGAACGCGGCGTACGCGGCTCGGCCGATCGGGTCGACAGGGCCGGCTTCAACGCCGGGCAGGCTCGGTTGGGTTTCTTCTGACATCTCAGGACCTCGCGTTGATCAAGAGCGTGTCCGCGCGCTCGCGGAGCAGCTGGGCGTACCCCTCGGAGGGGTGGACGGTCCCCGTGAACGGGGGTGGAACGTACTCGGCCGCGGCTGCGACGTGGACGTGCTCGATGGTGAGCTGTTCCGGAGCAAGCAGGCCGTCAGGCCACACGGGCTCGCGGAAGCTGGCGACCTCGTTCGGGAACCGGACGTCGTCGACGATAAAGGCGAGGTCTTGGGTCGGGGGCGCGGCGTGCGCATAGATCGCCGAACGGGCGCGGCGCGTCCAGACCTTGAGCCAGAAGTCCGCGCCGACCGTGTCCCTGCCCCACTCGGTCCCGAGCGTCTGCATGAGCCGCCGCGCGGAAACGCCGAGCCCGGGGATCGGCTCCTCCTTCAGCGGGTGCTCGATGAACCGGGGCGGCAACTCAAGGCCGAACGTCAGCATGCGCTTCAGGGGCTCGGCAAACGGCATGCGGCGAACTGCAGTGAAACCTCGGAGCCCCTCCCGGAGCTTGTCGGCGACGTAAGACTTGCCGACGCCCGGGCCGTCCCCGGAAACGAGCACGAGATGTACGCGCATCAGTGAAACCCTTTGTTGCGCAGGCCGGCGGCCCGCGGATCGAGAAAGAACGTCCCCGCGCCTTCGCGGATGCGAGCCGCCGCGACGTGCGGCAACCGGGGGGACTTGGGGCGATAGGAGCGGCGAATGAACGCGCGCCGGACGGCTTCAGCGGTCACGACCGCGACGGCCAGAGCGAGGGCGCTGCCGCCCACCAGAAGTGCAGGGTCCATGGGTCCTCCAGACCGGGAGACCTAGTATAGGACCGCGCCGACGTTGTCAACCCTTCACCGAAGGGTGCCGCGGGTCGATCGGGAACCCGTCAGGCCCGACCCGAACGCAGAAGCCCAGCCGCTCTTCCGACTGCTTTACCTTGGAGTGACAGCGCCACGGGAACGCGTCGCACAGGCTCTGGAGCTTCCCCTCGAAAAAGAGCCGCTCGTCGCCGCGGTGCGGGACAATATGGTCGGCCACGGTTGCAGGGGTTTTTCGGCCTGCCGTTGCGCAGGTCGCGCACCACGGTTCGAGCTGGAGCTGGATTTTTCGGCGGCGTTCCCAGCGAGCGGTTTTATAGAGCCGGCGGTACTGGCTCGCCTCCTGTGATCTGTCGGCCATAGGACTGTTTTCCTATCTTGGGGGTTTTTCTGGATTTTTCGGAATTAAAAATAATTCCTGTTGCGGGCCGCATGATTTGGGCTTACGGGGCATCCGCCTCGCAGTTAGGGGAGCTGTGCCCGTGCCCCGCCGTGGGCTGGGGGCCTCCCAGCCCCGCCCCGGCGGGCGGGCACGAGCACCCCGCTCCCTGCGGGGGCTCTTGCCCCGTACCACAATTCGCGGCGCTTGACAAGAGGATAAAAGCGAGTTATCCACAACTTCAGATGAATTTTCCGGGCTATAGGAAGAAAATCCTATCCGGGGCCCCTGTTGACCCACTCGGACAATGTGGACGTGACCCCCGCCGCCGGTCCCCCAGCCGCCGAGCGGACCAAAACGGGAACACGGGCCGGCCTCCCCCATATCTGGTAGGTGCTGACAGGGTCACCCACTATATCTAGTGGTCGCCCGCCCCCGGTCGCCCCATGGCGCGCCCCTACCGAAGGCCAGATCGACCCGGACGCCTAGATATTGTGGGTCCTGACAGTGTCAGCCCCTAGATATAGCTATGGCCGGCGCGGGGCTGACATTGGCGGCAGGGCGAGGGGCGCAAGCCGGGGGCGATGCGTTGACGCTGTGGCGGCGCTACGGTATGCCGGCCTAGCCGGCCGCAACGGGCCGGGGCTACGGCTTTGGAGGCATAGAGCCATGAAGGTTGTTTTGAGTTTGCACCGCTACGCGCCCGAATTGAACCGGGTTCAAATCATGCCGGCCCGTGCGGCGCGGCGCGCGGTGCGCCAGCAACGCCAGCGCGGTGACTTTCCCATGTTGGCCGGTTTCCCCGTGGTGACGCTCCGGCCCGGCCGGGTGCGGCTTGACGGCGTTGACACGATCCGCAAAGCCCGCGCCGCGTTCCGCAACCGTTGGGGCTACCCGGACGGGTGTCACGGAAACGGCGTCCGGCGGTGCGAGATAACCGTGACCCGTGACGGCGCTGTGATCCGTCGCGTCAACGGGCTTGTTGACGGCTACCGCGAGGCTTTGGCCGCGCGCGACGCCCTCGCGCGTCAGCACAAGGGCGGACGGCTTTTAACCGGCGAGGTCATCCCCGACGGCGTCGCAACGGTCCGCATGCTCGGGCCCGTCGCGGGCGCCGTGTATTGTCCGCAACGTGAAGCCGACGCCGTGGCGCGCTGGCAAGCCGTGGGGCGTTGACAAGGTCACGCTTTGACCTTATGCCGGTTTTACCGGCCGCAACGGACCGGACCGCAACCTATGGGAGACTTGACCATGTCCACACTCGCTTACGGTGAATATGCACTGCAGGGCATCGGCGCGGCCGATGCGCGCGCCCTGTCATGGGGCTTTGACGTTAAGCGCGAGGGGCGCGGTGTAGTGGCGTATGCCTCCGGGTTCGACCGTTTCGGAGAGTATGGCCGGGGGGCGACGCAAAAAGCCGCGCGCCTCAACGCCGCGCTTTCTCTGGCATATTCGTGCGTCAAAGCGCGGGGCGAGGACGCGGCGGGCGTGGCGCGGATGGACTCGCGTGTAAACTACTGGCGCGCCCTGTCGCACGGCGTGCACACTGGCGCGCTTGTCGATCAAGTGTGGGAAGCGGCGTTCTTCGCGGCCGCGCTTGACGCCTTCGCGGCGCTTTACCGTGAATGGAAGGCGGACCCTCAATTTGGCGCGATCGACGGGCTACTGTGGCTTGGCGAGACGGCGCGATTTGTTGACGCCTTTGCGGCGCTCTATCGCGAGTGCAAGGCGCGCCCGGTCCAAGCGCCGGTCCGGACCGTTCCTGTTGACGCGGGTATCTCTGACGCCGACTTGCGCGCCATGGCGGCGCAAGCCCACGGCTTTGAGCGCCTTGCGGCTATCGCGGCGCTCCTGGCCGCGTCGCACCCGCTCGCGGTTAACCGGGACATGACGGCCGGGTTGCGCCACGTCGCGCATCTACTGGCGGACGAAACGACATGGCGCGGCCGCGTCCTCCCTCTGACCGGCGACGGCGCACGCGCGCTTGATGATGAAAGAACGGCGCGCAAGGCGTGGTTCGCGTTCCGTGAGGGGCGCGTTCCGCAGCTGCCGGCAAGCGCGGACCATATCCCCGACTATGAAAAGGGCGCGGACGGCTACCGCTTGCGCGTCGCATCCTATCGCGCGGCGCACGACGCCCTTCACTTCGCGGGAGGCTTTGCGTTCTCGCTTACAGGCGAGCGCGAGGTGGCGCGCGCGGCCGCGCTGCTTGCATTTGACGCCCGTCAATTCAGCGTGGCGGCGTTTATCGTCGCAGAGACGTATGGCCAAGCCGCGCATAACGTGGCGCGCGGCCGGTTCCCGGCGTCGCAAGGTGCTTTCGCACGCGCCGCGCTTTGGCGCATCTCGCAAGTCACCTCCGGGACCGACTGCACTTTCGACCGATTTTTCTCGGACGCGTGCGAAGCGATAGCCGCGCTTGTCGCGGACCCCGGCCGCGACTTCTAACGGTCGAAACGGGGGCGCGCCGTGCGCCCCCGTCGCGACGGATTGGCCCCCGTCGCCTGAAGATGACCGGCCAACATGGAGTGACTGCAATGCAAACGACATTCGCCCCCTATCGCGCCCCCGATGCGCGCCAGAACGTCCGCCGGACCGGCGGCGCAACGTGGTTCGCGTTTTCGACGCACCGGGCCCACTACGCGACCGAGCAGGAAGGGTCGCTTGTGTGGTTGTCCGTTCTCGGCGCGGACGGCTACTATTATCCCGTTGCGCGTCTCCAAGGCGCTGCAGAGGACGCGCGCGCCGCGATCAAAGCCGTTGACGGCTTTTCGCACGCCATGGAGCGGCCGTGCCTTTCGACCGTCGGAACGGTCGCGCGCAATGTGGCGGACGCGTTGCACGGTGCGCCGGCGCGCGAATTTCGGGTATCATGGCAAGGGGCGATCAACGCCCATAACGGCCGCGCCATCGCCCCCGCCGGGGCCCCGCAATGATCGGGCGCGAGATCGACGCGCCGGCCGGCTTTTGGCATTCGGCCGGCCGGCCGTTGCCGGTAGCGCGCGCCGTCGTGATCGGTCGCGTCGCCAAGGGCAACGGGTATCGCGTGGCGTTGTTCGGGCGCGACGGCGTCCGCTTGGCGTTCGCGCGCATCAAGCATGACACGGCGCGCCGCTACCTAGCCGCGTAGCGCCACGCCAGACAATCTAACCGGCCTTGCGCCGCGTCCTGAAAGGGGCGCGGCGCTTTTCTTTTGTCCCCCGGCGCATGGGCGCGAGGGGCAGGGAGCTCGCCCCGGCGCATGGGCGCGAGGGGCAGGGAGCTCGCCCCGGCGCATGGGCGCGAGGGGCAGGGAGCTCGCCCCGGCGCATGGGCGCGAGGGGCA